GATAACGACCGGAGTTTTTGGGTTTATGAGAACGACTTTATTGATAGGCATACGCTTTTATGAATAGGATAATGTAGCCCGATCGTCCCATACGTTATCGGCATTCTCGTCACCGTCCGCCCAGAGTGTCGCGTATGAGGTCAGGTCGAATCGTGAAACCCTCCAGACGGGCGCGGAATCAAGCGAGCCGGCTACTGCCTGCCCTTCGTAGATGTACGATTCCGTGATGTCGAGTCGCTCGGAATAATTTGCTTCTTCAGCGTCCGGATACCGAGCAACGTCTTCCCGCGAGAAGACCGCGATCACGCTCGCCTCTCCGGATACGTATCCGGTACTCCTGATGCGGAGCGTCCGGTACCCAAGCGGAAGCGTATGTATCCCTGGTCGTGTTATCGTAAGTATCTCGACGAAGTTCTCCGGTGATTCGGAGTGTTCGTTCGATACCTCGACCACGAGGGAAACGGAAAATGTCCCGAAAACGTGGATAGATACGGATTGGAGATCCGATATATCGAGGATGCCGTCGAATATGTTCTGAAGGTCATCCGACACAGCCGCAGTGACGTTTCCTGGAGTGATCATGTCGTTCCGATTATTATTTCGCTTTTTCGAGCAAACTCAGAATATAGTTCCGGATTCCCTTTAAAACCGCTGATACCGCGTCGATCTCCGCGACACGCTTCCCGGTCCGGAACGACTGTATATTCCCGAGGTTCGAGTAGGCCTCCGCGAGAATGAGTATCACGATCGTTCCCTGGACATACTGCTCCAGGTCGATTCCTATTCCGAACCCGGCTATTACCAGGATGAACGGTATGAGGAGAACGACCATCTTAGAAAGTGCCCCGGCTATCATCCTCTTCGAGGTGATCGACCTGAGGCCGTCTATGTGAGCCGAGGCGAGTATCCCAGTCAGAAAGTCGATGATCATGAGCACGGTAAGTGCCGTGATGCTCCATGACATCTGTTCCGGGAACCCGATTGCCATAAGGAACGCAGGGATATACAGACCGTTTTTGATCATGCAGACGATACGTGTTTCTTCTATCATATGCTCATTTTGTCTCCTCCCCACTCCTGCCGATCGACCTTGGGCGCAAGCGCCCCGGCAGGAGCGGAGAGGCGATAAGCCTCTTACTCCGTTTTCTCATCGGACTCTCGAAGAAGCCCGGCGATGACCGGATTCGTCGCCCCTTCCGGAACGTCGATTCCGCGTTCCATGGCTTCCGCCATGAGCTCGGACTTGTTCATCCGAGAATACACCTTCTTCTCCCCTTCGGATGAGCTGGAACCATCTCCTTCCGGAAGATTACCGGATTCGGCAACAGGAGCCTTTCCGGCATCCGCTTCCGTTTCGGGAAGTTCGATTCCGAGCCGCCGAAACTCCGCCTCAGGAATATACGACCGACGGGCGAGGAGATACTTCTTGTCGATCTCCTTGATCGTCCCGGCGCTTTTCTTGAGGATCAGCTCTACCGTGAGCTGACTGCCCGTATCCATTGACATATGCGTTTGCTTACATGTTGATTAGAAGCCCGCCGACCTTACGGGCCCATCCCTCCCCACGCGGATGCGCGGAGAGAGTGAGCCGACAAGGATCAGGAGACGGAGAAGGTAGCGAGGAGCATACCGCCCGCGCGGCGACGCTCGTCTGCGACCTCGAGACCGTACCCATAGAGACCCTTCATCTTGTCCCCGAAGTTCGTCTGGTTGTCCTTCGAGTCGATGATGCTGATAGGCTCGATGAAGCCGTACCCGGCAGTGATCCACGACTTGTGGCCGAAGAGACACTGGAAGCCGTCGGTGTTGTCACCCTGCATCCAGTCATCCGGCACATAGTGGAGATGGAAACCGTAGGCTTCCTCCACCTTACCCTTGCGGACCGTCGCGTCGAAGACGTTGCCAAGATCGCGATTGAACTCGACCGCCGCGTTGAGTGCGAGTTTTCCGGTGGACGGAAGGACCATGAAACGGTCTTCCTCCGGAATAGCCTGGTTATCGAGCGCGATCTGACACTTCGTGAGGTACTGCGCTATGTTCGACTTCGTCGCCGAGACCGCCGAGACGGCCTGGATGACATAGCTCGTACTGGACGAAATGACACCGCCGTCGTACGAGCTAGCCTCATCGTCGGAATCGTTCTCGATGACGATCTCAGTGTTCGACGTGCGACTCTTCACGCGGTACCACTTCGAATGACCGTCGGCGCGGAACGGCTTTCCGACCATTGCGGCCGTGAATGTCGTGCCGCTACCGGTGACGACACCGGTATCTGCCACGACAGCGACCGTTCCGGTCGTATAGTCGGTGCCGACATAGTTACCGGCTCCGGCATCGGCGACCATCGCGAGAACCGCCTTATCGACGAGTTCGCGAAGTTTGCCTCCGGCGTGCGTGATGACGTCCGACTTCGGATCCTTCACGGCACTTTTGAAGTACGACAGGGACGGGATCTGATCGGAGTACGACTTGAACTGGTCGATGACCAGGGTACTCACGACCTCCTGGACGGTGTTCCAGGTGAGCTCCGCGCCGCTGTACGTGGTCCATCCGCCGCTATAGAGCGTCGAGATGGTGAACTTCTGGTTCCGGCTCCGGATCGACTTGGTGGACTTCTCATCCACGTCGCCGGAATCGGAATAGAAGTCCGTATTCGTGATCAGCGCGATGAGGCTCTTGCGGAAGAACACTTTGAGGGTGTTCTGCATGAACATCTGCGCTGTCACGGTATTCCCCATGTTTGCGGGCATATACGTGACTTAATTGGTTTGTTAGCGCTTCGGCGTATAACCGCTACGGATGAGTCTCTCCCATTCCGTCGGGTCTTCCGCCTGAAGCTTCGCCATGTCTTCGTAGGTCAGATCTTCACTACTATCCGAGCCGCCATCACCGGAAGACGAGGCCACTCCAGAGAGACTGCGTTGCTTCCGCCTCGCTTCTTCTCTCTTTGCGTCTCCCCTTGTCTTCTCGATGGACTCCGTGACCGTTGCGAATGCCTGTCTGATAGGCATCCCGTTCCGCCACAGCGTTTCAACGGCTGATGAAAGCGTCTGATCGTATTCCTTCGATTCCTCGTCAAGTTCAGGATGATCTCCGATGAAAGCGACGAAATCGTCTCTCTCACGTTTTTCATTGATTTCGGCGAGGACTTCCTGACGGACTTCTTCCCGCTCCGCCTCACGGATAGCGGCGAGGTCTTCCTGGTCGAGCGCGTTGCCCGACTGACCACGCAACTTTTTCACCTCGAGGCGGTGGAAGTGCATGGCGTCTTTCCGTTCTTTGATCGAATACTTGTGCATCTCTGCCGCAAGCGCGTCAATCGACGGAAGTTCGTCAGCATCCGTACCCAAGAGCATCTGGTGCTCGATCCAGACTTTGGCGAGCCGTCTGTCGAGACCGGAAGGCTTGGTTTCCGTGACACGCGGTTGCATATCACGTTCCGACTCCGGATTACTTCCGGTGTCATTCTTGCCTTCCTCATGCTCTTTCTCCGACTTTTTCGGAGTTTCGGTCTTCTTCGATTCCTTTTCGGAACCTTCATCGGACTCTTCCTCCTCGGATTCATCGCCACCCTCCTCCTGGTCGGTATCGGGTGCTTCTTCCTTTTTTCGCGGATGTGTAGCCTCCGAAGCATCGGCGTCCTCTATCGGAGAGTAGTGTTCGCCGAGACTTTGCTGGACGAGAGAATCAAGTTCGGCCTCACTGACCGGCCCCTCTTCCTGCGCTTTCGACGGCATTTCGTCGGTTCCGTCTTCCGCATAGCCATTAGGCATATGATTCGCACACAATGCTTATCGAGCGGGTCGTCCTCGAATAGCTATTCAGGATCCTCCTCATGGGAGGAGTGCCCGAGGAGCCGGACCATCGGCCCGGCCGGCTCGGAAACTCCTTACTCCGTCGTGTTCCGGATGATGGCTTCCTGCGTCTTCGCCGCCGATTTCACGGATTCGAGTACCTGACGCAAGAACTCGATTCCGACGCTCTTCGCGAGCGACTCTATCGCATATGCCTCCGCCGTACGTCCGTCATACGGTGTCGGTTCGAGGAGGGCGAATATCATCTCGTCGAAAGCATTCTCGATATCATTCCACCCGTCCGTGTTTGTGAGGGCGGCGATACGCTTGATACGGTCATCGTCTCCGGAGAGTCGCTTCTCGAGGTCGTCTCGTCGCGCGTCGAGTCTTTCTCCGATAGCTTTGATTTCTTCCTTCGTGATCATATGGTCGTTTTTATCCGAGTATCGTCTCTTGCCGGACCGTCGGAATCATCTGTGGAGCCACCGGAGCGATTCCTTGTTCAGGTATCTGTTCAGGCATCGGAACCGGAGCATCGACCGTCATGCCGTCGGACCCTATTCCGGCTGTCGCTTCCGGATCTTCGGCGGCCGAGACGATGATCTTCTTCGCGAATTTCGGCCCCTTCTCATTCACGATCATCTTGAATGCCTCACCGAGATCGAACTTTTCTTTGGACGACCGCAAGGACTCGTCTATGTCGTCCTTGTTTTCGGCGTAGATTTTCACCATTCCGAGCAGATCGTCCGATATGTCCTGTTCGCCGATAATGGTTGATCGGCGCTCCATCTTGTATCGGTATTTCCCTGAGATATCGTCTGCTTTGATCGACATCTTCTCTCCCTTGATGAATTGCTCTATATTCTCTTCCGGATAGTCCGCGGCAATCTTTTTTATCGATTCCTGCATCACATTGAATTCGAAAGAGTCGATGCCTTTATGCGCGATCATGTTCGCGGCGATCGAGAAGAGATCGTTGATGAACATCTGGAGCGAATCCATATCCCACGAGTCTCGTGCGCCGATTCTCTGCACCTGCGCCTTGACCGCGTCCGGGGTCTTCCCGAATCCAGGGTCGGTCGATGCCGCTACCGACGTGTCGGTCGAGGCATGCATCGAAAGGAGATTCGCTTTCTTGGTCTGCGTAGCCGTCGAGAACGCCGCTATCGCCTGCGGTGCTATCTGCGCGAACTTCACGCCATCCACCTTCCCGTCCTTCACAAACCACTTCGCTTTCGGCTGTCGCTTGAATGTCGAGAGGACCACCGTAGCCGGGTCCATGATCGCCGGCGGGTCTGTTATCAGTTCGACGGCACGGTCGAAAGCCACATTCTGCTTGTCGATAGACTTCTGCGCCGCGATTCCTCTCTCGTAGTCGGTCATCGACCATACCGTTCCCGGGTTCGGATACATCATCTTAAATGCCATCGGAATCCCTGCATTCGGATACCATTTCTTCTCGTTGACGACGACGAGATCTGTTTCTGGATTCCACACGAGATAGTCTCCGTTCCGGAGTATCCGGTGTCGGAGACGTATCCCCTTTTCCGATACGCCGGTTATCCTTGAGACGGCATCCTGTTCGTGCGCTTCCGGACCATCCTCGATCGCTTTAGCGAGAATCTTGTCGATATTTTTATAGGTATCCCGATCGCGGGTCTTCAGCCATTCCTTGGACGGGAAGGTATCGAATATCACGTAGTCCATCTCACCGCGAGACGATTTTCCCGGTTGCGGATAGCAGTGTCGAGGACTGATATAGGTGAATTTAGGGCCGACGTATCCGCCCTCCTCGTTAATCCATTCGACGAGGACCGGTATGGTGTAGAGCGATGACCGTAAATCCGCCATGCGTATCGTCTGGAGGAGCGGCATACCGATCTCGTCTTGCATCGGTATCACATAGTTATCGAATATGAGGTTCATGAGGAGATTTTTCCCGTTCTCTCCTGCAGAATTCTCGAATACTCCCGACGGCAACTGAGCGACGACACGGCAAGCGCGGTCTATGGCGAGCGTGGTGAGTTCTCCGGTCGAGTCCATATACCGGGAACGCTTTCCGTGCTCCTCGTCATTCCGGTAATATCCGCCATTGAAGAGTTCCTCGCGCTCGTCCCACGTGAATCCGTTTCCCTTTCGGACATTCGTCATCACTTCGCTTGACGCGGTGAACTGCTCCTTCGCATCACGAAGGAGTTCCGCTTCGTCACTCGGATCATGCGAGAGGTTCTCGTGTACCGTCTCATCCGGAGCGTCTGATTCGTGCTTCGCTTTTGGCATGGAAATA